CATAGCTAAGAGTACAGGAAGTGGTTGGACTTCAGTACAAACAGGGAGAACCAGTGCAGAGAAATATACTTTTGCTAAATATAACTTTAATGGAACAAATAAGATTATTGTAGCAGATGGTGCTAATGCTGCTATGTCATACGATGGCTCTACTGCTACCGCTATAACAGCAACAGGTGCTCCTTCTGACCCAGAGAGTGTAGAAGTATTCAGAAATCATATCTTCTTCGCAGGCATGGGTAGTAATAAACAAGAAGTGGTTTTTGCCGCACCGTTTGCAGAGAATGATTTCACAGCCGCAAATGGAGCAGGGTCTATTAAAGTAGATAGTCCGGTAGTAGGGATGAAAACATTCCGTGATAAACTTATTGTC